ACAATATCTGGTAGCATTAGCCAAACAGGTCAAACGACCTAAACAGTTGCCTGTACTTCTAGGGCAACACCCTAAAATACAGGACAATAACCAATCCATTGCTTTAGGGGCAATCAATGAAGACATTGAATCTTATCTGCGAAGCCAAGCTAAATCTCAACGAGAAGGCTACCAACGGTCAACCAACTGGTCTGATTGAGGCTCGCATCACGACATTTGGCCCAAGAGAAGGCGCTGATGGGCGTAAGTTTTTCTATAAGGCTGAAGGCTTTATGGATTGGGCTAAAGAGTTTGCCGAAATGGGCCGACCACTGCCTATGTACGTTAACCACAATGCTGACGCAATCCCCGTGGGTGAGTGGACAAGCATTGAGATGGATGACGAAGGCATGAACGCTTCAGGCCGATTGTTTATGAACACATCTGCTGGCTCAGACCTTTACCAAGTGATGAAAGAATCCCCAAATATGTTTGGCGGGGTTTCTGTTGGCGCTTACGCTGAAGAATATCAAATGGTCAATGTCGAAGGCGAACCAGACCAATCAGAAGACGCTTATTTCCAAATTACCAAAGGCGGTTTGCGCGAAACCAGCGTTGTGATGTACCCAAATAACATGGCAGCAGAAATTAAGAAGTTGGAATATTTCCGACCTGATGGCTCTGCTGATTTAAAAGTTTTGGAAGAAGCCTTGCGGGATGCAGGGCTGTCCAAGAGCGATGCGGTCGCTGCCGCATCAACATTCAAGAAAGTGCTGGAGCAGCGTGATGCTGAAACGGTGGCTATTGAAAATGCGCCACAACAGAGTGATTCTGGTGCGGAAGCGACCGAAGCAGAAATTCTCGCGGCTCTTGAGCAACGTGAACTTCTAAAACTCCTTGATAAACGACTTAAAGGTTAAATCATGTCCCAAGTTATTCTTGAAAAACTGGATGCCATCGAAGCTAAACAAGCTGAAGGCATCTCGGCTGTAGAAGCCAAAATCCCCGCTGCTGTTGAAGCTGTCAAAGCTGAAATGGCTGAAATGGTATCTGCTCTGGAAGCCAAAGTTGCCTCCATTCAAATGCCTGAGTTCATTCGCACACCCGCTAAGACTGTTCGCCAAGATGTGAACCGTTCTGTGCGTGAGCAACTGTCTACCTTTTACAAAGGTAACAGCCGCATGGAAAAAGAACTGCAAATCTTTGCAGACGAAAGCCAAATGGACGCCTACCTGAAAGAAGCCTCTGCTTTGACCGCTGGCGGTGATGGCAAGGGTGGTCGTACTGGCTACGATCCTACTTTCACGGCTCTGCGTTTGCTGAACCCAATGCGCGGTGTTTCTCGCACTGTTGCAACTGATGGTTCTTCTTACCAGTTTCGCGTGCGCGTAGGCAACCCCGGTGAAGCATGGGGCTATGCGATTCAGAACAACGGTGCAGCCACCACTGAAGACACAAGCATCTGGCAATTGGTTCTGCAAGACTTGAACGTCCAGTTCCCAATCCGTACTGCTGCTCTGGATGACATTGATGGTTTGGAAGCTGTTGTTGTTGACGATATGTTAGCCTCGTTCGCTCAGAGCGAAGCCCTGTCGATGATTCAAAACAACGACCAAGCTGCTCAGTCCGTAAGCAACCCTTACGGCGGCACTAACGGTCTGCGTGGCTTGGATCAGTACGCTGGTTCTAACGCTACATACACTGGTGGTACATCGTCTGTTGCTGCTTTCGGCACATCTGGCACTGGCTCTACAAGCGGTCTGCATTCGCTGGCTACTTACGACCAGATCACCACCAACGCCAACACTGTGGGTGCTAACAACATCCAGTACAAAGACGTTATCAATTTGATCTACGCTTTGCCACAGCAGTATTGGACAAGCAACGCCAAGTTTATGGTTAGCCCAATCTTGGCTCAAGCTATCCGTGGTCTGCAAGACACAAATGGTCGTCCAATCTTCAACTCTACTGAGTCGTTGAATCCTGATGGCATCATTGGTCAAATGCTCGGCTTTGACGTTGTGATAAACAAGTATCTTGATACGCCATCGCAAACTACTACTGGCACTGCTGGCACTAACAGCCTGTACCCAATGTATTTTGCTGATTTCAGCCGCTTCCACACCATCGTGGATCGCCTGAACATGGTTATGCGCCGTTACGATCAGACCCTCCCTGGTTTTATTACGTTTTTCGGCGAAAAAAGGCTTTGCTCCAGTGTTCGCGACCCGAACGCGGGTGTGCGCTACCGATCAACCGGGACAGCAACGTAAAGTTGTGATGGGGGAGCTTGCCTCCCCCTTTTTTGTTATGTTTTACACATACATACATTTCAAAGCCGACACGCTTGAGCCTTTCTATATTGGAAAGGGACAAGGAAGGCGGCATCTTGTAAAGACAAAACGTAATAACCATTGGAATAATGTTGTTCGTAAGCATGGCTTTACTTCTGAAATACTTTGTAAGTGGAATACAGAGCATGAAGCACTGGAGCATGAAAAATTATTGATTCAGTGCTTTAAAGACATTGGCATTCCTTTGGTTAATTTGACTGATGGAGGCGAAGGAACCTCTGGATGGGTTCCATCTGAGTCTTGGAGGGCTAAAAAGAGCGCCTCACAGAAAGCCAACTTTGTAAATCCTATGTTCAACCAAGAATCTGCCGACAAAAGAAAAAACACAATAACAGGCCGGACTTTATCTGAGTCACACAAGGCAAACATTGGCTTGGCTTCTGTTGGAAATAAAAGTCGCTTGGGCTTTAAAAACACAATAGAATCAAACCTAAAAAGATCACAGAAGCTGCTCGGGAACAAGAATAGTCTTGGCATCGTGCAAAAACCAGCAGCCAATAAGAAAAGATCAGAATCTCTTAAAGCGTATTGGGCGCTAAAAAAGTCATCAATTTAGGAGTCTTTATGGCCATTACCGAACGCATCCTGTCTGGGTTTAAGCAAACATTGGAAACTGGCGATAGAGTCACGATTGACTTGCGCGAGGCATCTGCTATCACTGGTTCAGGCTTGAATGTCGGTGGTCGCACTTACTTTGATGACGCATTCGCTGCGCTGCGTTATGCAAACCCGTTTCGCCAAGGCGCACGAATTATTAAGGCTCCCGGCAATTCTGAAGTTCAGTTTGTTGCCAAAACTGGTAACGCTGCAAACAGCACAAACCCTTGGGGCTACACAATTAACCCCAACAGTGGTTCACCAAACATCGACACAAGTTTTTGGCAAATGCCTACCCGTGTTATCACGGCGCAAATGCCTGTCCGTACCGCTGTTCTGACTGACATCAATGGTCTGCAAGCCGAATTGGTTGAAGACTTGATGATGGAATTTGCACAACTTGAAGGCGCATCTTGCGGCCTGAATAACGACCAAGCTGGCACTACTACCACATCAACTGGTGGCATTGATGGTTTGCGTGGCCTCAACAGCTACCCCGGCGCTGCTGGTGCTGCGGCTGCTTATGGTACAAGCGGTACAGCCATCACAAACGGCTTGCACACCATCCGCACTGTTGGCTACAACAACACTGGTGGCCTTGAAGCAGAAGTCTTGTCGGCAATGGCAAATGCGTTGCCATCGCAATACTGGTCTATGCCCGGTACTGCTTGGATGATGCACCCAACAGCCATTCAAACTTTGCGTAATTATGCTCACGGCGGTTCTAGTTATTCTTTTGTTGAAACTGGCTCGGCTGAAGCTGGTTCGCTGCTCCATGTGTATGGATTCCCCGTAATTCCAAACCCATATTTGGATGCAGCAGGGACTGTGGGCTGCAAGTCAATGTACCTTGCTAACTGGCCCCGTTTTATGACCATTGCTGATGTGGAAGAAATGACCGTTCAGGCAATGGAACAGACAACTCCCGGCTTTGTGCAGATGTATGCTGAAAAGCGTATGGTCAGCACTGTGCGTGATGTTTTTGCTGGTGTTCGTTCTATTGAGACTTAAACATGAGCCTTGACAACTATCAATACGCTGCGCCTTTTGGGGCGCAAACGCGCAATCCGTTTAACTATGCAAAGGTTGAACAGATTGACCGTGATAGTGTCACTCCGTGGTTGACGCTTGACGAAATCACGCAACAGCTAAACCTGTTTCAAGACGAAAGCCAAGACACTTATTTGTCTAGTCTTGAATTGGCTACACGGCAAGCAATTGAGGATTACTTGGGAATGTCTATCTTCCCGGTAAGTTATCGCGTCTGGTATGGCTCTGAAAGCCTTGTGGCATCTCCTATCAGTCTTGACTTGCCTGAAGTCAGCCAAAACTTTTACCCAAATCAGCCGGGGGTAACAATTGATTCGGTCGGATACTGGAACGATTCTTTTCCTCCAGTGTTTACGGCGCTGACAAATACAAGTTACTACTACGACCCATCTGGCAACAAAGTGATTGTCAACAATTTGCCGACTGACGTTAATTCGGTAATGACTGCGCCAATCAATGTGCTGTACACAACGGTATCAAACCCTTTGTCTGCTTACCCTGTTATAAAGCAAGCTGGTTTGTTGTTGCTAACGCACTTGTATAACAACCGTTCAAACTCAACAGCGGTACAGCTTAAAGACATTCCGTTTGGCGTGACAACGCTTTTACGCAGTTACAAACCTTTGGTGATGTAAATGTCTATCGCCCGTTTTGAAAACATCAACATCAACAATCTGACTTTTACCAAGTCGGATTTTGGTGAAGGCGCAACAACTCAGACGTTGTGGTTTGTGACTCGAGCAAAAGTTGCGGATGTTGCAAACAGTCTAAAAATTGCGGAGAAGTATCGTCTGTACCAAGACATGACCAACTTTACGTTGAACTACACGCCAAACATGAAAGCAATAGTGGATAACCAAAACCTCTATTCAATCACATGGCGTGGCAAAGATTGGCGTATTGACAGCGCACGGGAAACTGATGATCGCATGAACATTATTTTCCTTTGCTATCGTTCTGATCCAGTTACGGCGGTCTAATGGCAGCACAACTCAATCCTGTTGTTTACGGTAAAGCCATCCAGTACCAACTGGCTAGCATTGTTACGCCAGTGCCTGTGTATGCGGCTTTCAACCGTAACTTTGCTACACAGCCAAAGTTCATTACTTGGATGCTGCGTAACGTGCATCAGCCTGTTTATACGGGTACACAGCAAAGCAACAAAGGCATTGATCGTCCTGTGTTTCAGATTTCTATTTTCACTCAACAGATTGAAGATGGTTTTACAATCTCAAATCAGATTCTGCAAGCCTTACACGGGTATAGCGGCATCTTGGGCAGTCCCGCAGAAGGCTTTTACATTTCAAAAGCCGATGTGAATTGGTTATATAACAGTTACAACGATGAGGAAAAATTGGGGCAGATCTTTTTAGACTGCACCATTGACATCCCGGCGTAAGACAAGACAATTGTTCAACTTTTAAAGGATACTCAAAATGGCTTTACCAAACAAAGTTCTTCCCGGTTTTACGGCAGCGTTGTACGCACAGCCCGGAGCCACACCTACTCCTTTGACTACTGCACAGTTGTCCTTGGTCGCTAGCGTGGCCCCTCTTGCTGTTAGCGGCAACATTATTCCTGTGGAAGCAATCCCTGCTTTCGGTCAAGATGATGCT